AGTTCCATGCAGAGATACCTCATCGAATCGCACAGGTGATCGCGTTCCTTGACCACTCGGCCGCGTTCGTCCCTGCGGTATAAGCGCAGTTCCGAGAGCAGGTTCTGACAACTCTGAAAGATCTTGAGCTTTCCCGAAGCCATTCGCGTTAGGACGGTATACAAGCCCGCTTCGACCGCGTTATCTGCCGGTATCAACTGCAAACCGAGATCGGTGTACATCTGCAGCAGGTTGCGCCCATCAATCTGTCCCCTGCCTCGTGCTGCCGGGTCTATCGCGCCGGTGATCCATTTCCCTTTGCCCAGGATTGCCTGGGCATGAATAACCGGCTCTGCTTCGCCACGGTAGTATTCACTGTACAGATACAGTACGTCGGTGTCCCGGTTCAGCGCTCCGTGGACCACTGCGGTGCGCGACCAGCCGACGTCCATTCCAAATGCTCTAGGCCAGTGATCAGGTATTGGAAAATCAGGTACTATCAAATCCTCCTGACTGATTTGATAAATGGCTCCGCTTCCTAAAGCAGGAATCCCCTTCGATCGAGCTTCCCTCTGATAAGGCGGGATTGAGGCCCATAGCTCTGATTTTGCCTGCTCCGTGAGATGTGGCACGGAATTCCAATCGGCCTGGCAAACGAATTTCCCTGGCATATTTTCTACTTACTCATCGGCTCTCAGTAAATGCAGCAAGCGCTTGTCGATACGTTGGATGCGACCGTCTTCGAGCGTCACCTCGACGCGGCCGAGCCCCATCACCTTCGTGATCGTGCCGACCTCGTTCACTTTTGCGTTGGGAGCATCTCGCAGGAACCGGGCCCGGGTGATGCCTGGGTCGATCCAGCACCCGCCGGCACTACCCGAGATTGCGTACAGCGGCTTGTTGTGGATCCGGCACTCGCCCAGGCGCATCTTCACTGGTGATCCCACTCCCCGGATTCGTTCGCTGTTTGTTGATGGCACGGGCACAGGCACGGTGCCTGGCAGTACTCGCACATCTCGTCGCACTCGTCGTGCCGCTTGTGGTAGCAGGCGGGCGACACATACTCGTGCATAAATTTAGGCATCTGACACCCTAAAAACAAATGGCAGGATCCGCAGGACGCTGCCGGTATTCCATCCGGTTCCGCGGTACCTTGCCCAGACGCAGCCGGTGCTCGACCGACGCTACCCCGATCTTCAGGCGGTTCGCGATCTTTTGATAACTCAGGCCGGCACGGTACAACTCACAGACTGCGTCGATCTCCGCTTGCGTTGTCTTTTTGTTCAATCTTAGCCTTCGAATGCTACCCTCGAATGGGACTCGGCGGCCTCATTGAAGCTACGATTGGCGCTGCGAACGCAAACTGATCGAGGCGTTTTCCGCTGAGTCTCCATCCAGATTCTTAAGTTCCGCGAGAATTAACGCTCGCTCACATCTCCAGTCATACAACCCAAGCAGCGGGCCATTAATATCCGGGTAGCCGGATAGCAGGGTAGCTGTAGCTTCCGCTATCTCGCGGTCGCAGCGTGCGAGCTCGACGTATAAGCCTCGACACTTGCTGCGCTTTTCGTGGATCGCTTGTACTCGTCCCACTTCACGATCCGATACAGCCCCGTGATCACCCAGCGTTGAAAACTCACCAGATCCGTGCGCTTGCGGTCGTACACCATCGGGTACGGCAAGATGCCGCGGTCTACCATCCGGTTGAATCGGTGCCAGATGCGCTCCCATGTCTCTTCAATGTCGAAGCCCACCAGCATGTACGCCATCACGTTCTTAGCCGGGATGCCAGCGCATTCCAGCTTGTCGATCCCCTTGAAGAAGATGCCTTCATCACGCAGGTTATCCCATGCGGTGTATAGACGGCGCTCCTGAAACCGGCTCTCCCGGTACTCGATACTTGCCAGTGCTTGTGCTGATTCGTCATCGATCAGCCGCACATTAATGCCCTGGCTGAGGCACACCCGGAACTTGCCGCTGCGGATCTCTTCTATCCGCGCTTGCCACTGCTCCCGAGGCTGACCGAAAAAATCATTGTCAAGCAGGTGCAGGTTCTTCGGGTGACCAGCGCCACGCCAGATATCCGCGATTGTCTTGACACTGCGGTTCTTGCCTTCCTTCTCCGGGACTACACAGAACTTACACTTCAACCGGCAACCCCGTTGGGTGAACCCGATGGAGTCCTGGAATTCCGGGTATAGCGTGTAATCCTGATCCTGCTCAGCACCTATAACGTCCTCTACCGTCTTCTGCGTGTACGTTCCCGTGCCGCCTACGATGGCCCCTGGAAAAGCGGTGAGAAACCGCTCCAGCCGGTGCCGCGAATACTCGAAGATGCAACTGCCATAGACAACCCCATATTCCGGCTCGAATAACCCACGCTCTACATCCCGTGTGAACCAGATCTCATCCCCTGCTTTGCGATGGTGCACCGCTAACGCCATCAACGCCAGGTTCGGGAGCTTGCCGTCGATGTGTGTGATACGAACATGCACAACCCATCTTAGCGATCCTTACCGGCGTCTGCTCACAGACCCTAACGGCTGCTGCCCTGGAACCCACGAGACATCCTCCCGCTCAGGGTAGAAGTTCAGCCGGTCAAACGCTTTGCGCTCGGCGGTCTGGATCGCGAACGCCGTCAACCCCCAATATGTGATCGTGGGATCATCCCCGAACGTGTCGTGCTGGACTCTGACATACTGCGTGAGACCGACGGTATCCGGGGTGCTTAGCGCCTTCGGGATCGGCAACGGCGTGCCCTTCTCCGCAATGCGAGATACAAACTGGTGCCAGAAAACCTCGAGGTATCCCCCGTAGTACTTCGTGTTTCCCGCAAGCGCACAAGTAATCACATACACCGGTGGAACCAGCGTGTTCTGATCTTTCCCTACGAGAAACTCGCTTGGATGACACTGCATCTCGCTGACGTGCACAGCCGGCGGATAAATCACCGCGTTCGGGTAGTTGTACGTCCCCTTGAGCACGTCGCGTGCTGCCTGGGTCTGTTCCCACACCGCATCCGGATCATCCGAAGCGAGACGGAACTCAACGTTTTTTATCGGCACTGTGCCGTACGCTGCAACAACCGCGACACCCCACGGCTGCATGACCCCGTTAACCATGGGCTGCTCGATGATCACGTCACGAGGCCAGTAACTTGTATCGGTGAAGTGAACCGTGAGCGTTCCCGCGTAGCGCTGCTCACTGCCGGATAAACCGCAGGTCACAGCGCGTGTCTGGTGGTTGAACTGGAATATCTCGCAGAACATCTCCGCAATCGTAGTCTTGGTTCCTGCAGCAAGAATCACGTTCGTAGGGATGCTCTGCACCCCCGTCTTGAACGGATCGTAGTTCGACGTAGGAGAGCCGGCTCGGGGTTGGGCATCAGGTCTGACAGGATCCACCTTCTGCTTCGGAGGGGGACCAGCGATTTGCATAGGGCGGCCCATCGTAGTCAGCACCCCGGCCATGACAAGTACGCGAAACAACCGTCTAGAGTCCATCGCCGGCCATGCTGGTTAAGGAGGTGGACCACCCATAAATACAATAACCCCGCTGTCGGACGGGGCTATTGTTCTTGTTCTCGATTCTTAGGCTATCTACTGCGAGGTAAGCTCCCATATCCCGCGGAAAGCGGTTTTTGCGCCTCCTTCTGATTTGAGCTATCGAATTGCTTCGACGCATAACCAGATTAGCGCCATGCGAGCCATGCGAGATACAAACAGGCAGCCCACATCACCGCTCCGGCAATCATCAGCCACAACCACGACGGACTCTTAATCAGGTCCCAGATACTCCGGTCAACGCGCAACATGAGGAACTCCGATCGCACCACGCCCGTAACCGAACAGCCCGAGCAACCACAACAGCAGGATGATCACCACCACCACGTTGATCAGCATGCGGATCGGCGGATCAATCGCGATGTAGTGGTTTACGAAATATAAAACTACACCGACGATAATCAGCACTATTAATAGTTGGATTAAATCCATAAATCCTCCGATCCGCACTCGTTAACGCTACTTGGGTTCGGCCTTGGGCGGGGTAGGCAGACTCTGATCCGGGTGCGCGGCGTCTTCCTTCACACTCCCGTCGCGAATGATTTCCTGGCCGTACTCCGGATCTACTTCAATCCGTTCGCCTACCTTGTGCTCTTTCCCATCCCGGTCCCGGAACGGCTTAATGACAACTACAGTTTTCTTTGCAACCATCTTGGGTTACTCCTTGATTGATTTGGCGTGCGTGATAACAATATCACCGAATCCTAGACGCAATCCTTGCATGAAGTCGGCGAAATCTTCCGTGTGCAACCGAACCGTGCCCAGCCCGAGCGAGCGCCCATATACCAGGTGAACATCGGTGTAATCGGGCTTAACCACAACTCGCGAGACAGTTACTCGGAGTTGCTTCGGCTTCTTCTCTTTCATCGGGTCGAATGCAAGATAACGTTCCTTATCATTCGTTCGGGTTAACCCCGGTTAACGCCGCGTCATACCCCTCACACAAACCCAGTAGCCGAGATCTCAGACGCTCTACCCTTAGGTGCTCATCGCGCCCCATACCGCGCTTGACGATTGCGTAGCCTCGGGCATTCAAAGCGGCGATGAAATGATCTTCCAACCAATCGCGAGATCCACCACCCGATTGCCTTTGCGCCTCATCCGCATCAAGGATCGCGCCAAGGATTTCCCGCGTGTCTTCGCTGTGCTCTCCCGCCTCGATTTCTCGCTCGTATTCGCTCATTTTGAACGCCGCTTTCCGTCTCCATAAAGGATCGATTCTGAAACAACTTTACAGGGTTAAAAAAAATGGGCCAATGCGTCTATATCGTTGGAGTTAACCGGGGTTAACTATATAGACGATCTTCCATCTCACCTTTACGGTTACAAGCCCAACATGGGGAGGGCGGATCACCATGGATGCATTCGTCTTGCCCATAGCAGAGATCGTCGATGCACCGGACAACATAACCACGGCCTCCGCACTCATTGCAGTCGCTATTATCGTTGCCATCCTCGTAGCAGTAACAAGTCTCAATCGGCTGTCGGCAATCTTCGCAAACGGGGCTCACTGCGGGCCTTTTATAACGTGCGCGTGACCTAAGTGAGCGACAGGATACGGAAGCGGTGGCTCCGTCCCGTAATGTATGCGGTAAGCAGCTGAATGATAGTGGGCTAAGAACAGCTTCACTGCCCAACGCTTCGACCGCTCGTGCAACGCCATCGCCGGCAGCTTGCCGCTCTCAAACAGTTCGACCAGACCGGCATCCAATTTCTTCGCTCGCGCCTGCTTTAAGCGTTCCGCGGCTTGCGGCGCCAGTTCCCCGCTCTCGTTGCGCTTCTGCTCGTAGGCCTTGCGCTCGAGGTAGAGCTTGCCGTAGATATCATCCTTGTGGCCGCTGACCTTGACGAAAGATTCACCACACAACCAACATAATCTTTTAAGTGAGGCGTTCCAGGGCCGTTTCTGGCCCTTCTCCCACTTGGTAGTGGGATCCAAGCCGGCAAACCGCCAGATGTGGCCTACGGTTGGTGCTTTGGTGATGTCGATGTTGGCGATTAACCCGCTCGAAATGACCGGGCCAATTCCAACGATGGCACGGCTCCACTCGCCAAGCGGTTGCGCTGCGCTCCACTTGTCGAGCACTGCTTTGATTTGATTCTCGAGCACTACCAACTGCGCGTTCAGCCAGGTAATGAACTCCGAGGGCTCTTCACCTTCAAGTAACTTGCGCTGCTGGTTTGCCGCGGCAATTCTATAGTCTTGAAGGTCGTAATAAGAATCAACAAAATATCTAGCTTCGCGCACACCCAACGTTGCAGCGGCGGCGCGTAAGTCCCTCGACAGTTTCTGTACAGCTTCGATGTTTGCGCTCACGAGATCAGGCTACTCCAGATCGGCTCACTCCGTGGTAACGGTACTCTCCTCAACTCCGGTTCGCTCTTTGTTCACGGCGCTCTTCGCCGCCACGGCTCGCTCGGTCATCCCGGTTCTCTCGTGGGGCACGGCTCGCTCTCTACATTCGGTGCTCTCCGGGAGTACGGCTCGCTCGCTGTCGCCGGTACTTCTCCGGTGGGTCGGCTCGCTCGCTCTGTTTGGAACTCTCCGTTTCAACGGCTCTTCTTCGCTCACGCATCCCGGTTCACTCAGTGTGTATGGCTCGCTCTTCGAGCACGGTGCTCTCGTTCAGTCGTTCCAATCCATCCTGATAGGAGTCCTGGCGGGCTAAGCCCAACCCTTAACGGGTGTATAAGACTCGGGATGGTTCAGCCCATGAATGGGTCGATTACGCGCTGCACCGAT